GCCATCGCAAGTCCCGGGATTACCTGCGCGACCAGCTGCGGTGGCTGGAGGGCATGGGCGCGGTGAGCGTTCACGAGACCGGACCGCTCTGGATCGCCGAGATCACAGAGCGCGGACGCGATCACGCCGAGCGCCGCGTCGTTATCGAGGGCATCGCCCGTCCCGGTCCGGGGGTGTGATATGGGTGATCGCATTGCCTGTCTCAATCCGCGCTGTGGCCGGACGGCGCCGGCCGACAAGTACCCGATGAGCGTCGAAGTCATTTGCGGCAAGTGCTTCCGTGGCCTTCCCACCGCGATAAGAGAGCGCCACCGAAGACACGAACGGCGCTACCGCAAGGCGCAGCGAGCGTACCAGCGACGAAGCTCGAAAAACATGCTTCCGCCAAGTGTTGAAGACCGGTTTGGCCTGACGGCGGACGCAGTGCTCAACGCCAGCTGGGAGCGCATGCGGCGCTACTTTCAGGAGCCGGACAAGCCAGAGGGTCTGGAGGCCTTCCTGGAGGAGGTTGGGTTGGCATGACTGTGCGCAAAACCCGGCGTGGACGGCTATCCTCGATGGACCTGCTGCCCGAGGCGGCCGAGCCGCATGTCGCGCTCGCAATCCAGGAACTGAAGGAGCGCAAGAAGCCGCAGGCGCAGATCCTTGATGAGCTGAACGCCAATCTGGCCGATCACGGCATCAAGCCGGTCTCGAAATCCGCCTTCAACCGCAAGGCGTTGTGGCTGGCGTCCTACGGCGAGCAGCTCGCGCGCGCGAGGGAGATCGCCGCCGTGCTCGCCGAACAGCTCGACAATGCACCTGAGGGTGACGTTGGCCTCCTGCTCGGCGAGACCATCAAGACGCTGGTGTTCGACGTGGTCTCCGAGGCGAGCCTGTCCGACAGGTCGGCCTCGATGAAGATGCTGGCGACAGCGGCCGAGGCGCTGCGCGATCTGGAGCGCGCGCGCGAGTTGAGCGTGAAGACCCGCGCGCAGATCATGCGCGACTTCTCGCGCAAGGCGGAGGACGCGGTGGAGCGGGTCGCCCGCGAGCGCGGCCTGAGCGCGGACACCGTCGCCGATATCAAGCGCCAGATCCTCGGGGTGCGCGAGAAGGAGGGCGAGGCGGCATGATGGGCTGCTTGCGAAACCGGATGCGCGAGCGGGCGCGCCCGCCGGTGCTGGCGGAAGTGGAGGTGCGCGCCCCGGCGCTGTTCCCGGGCTGCGCGGCCGAGCTTGTGCTGCGCTGGACCAACGGCACCGCCGGCGTCGTCGCGCTTAACCGCGATCTCGCCGCGCGCTACGCCGGCCAGCTCTCCGGGCTGGTGGCGCGCTTCGATGCTGGTGATATGCGCGAGGTCGTCAATGACTGAGGATGAGATCCGCAGGCTTTGGAAGGAAAGTATGGGTGAGCGGGAGAAGTTGCTCGGAGAGCAGCAGGTGCGCCCCCTGCGGTCCAGGCCCCTCGCGATGCATGCGCGCCAACTCGATGAAGCCGCGCCGCGCCGCGAGCGTCTCTCGAAGTCCGAAGCCCTGGGGCGCTACCTCGATAGTATCGTCCGCCGTCGCGCGCGTCAGATCGGCTGCAAGGCGGCAGCGGCTGAGTTGGGGCTGGAGCTGGTGACAGTCTATAATCTGATGGGGGGCAGGCGTGTCTGAGGCCGCGACCAGCCCGCGCTACACCACCGCCGAGGACTGGGCGCGCCTGCGCCGCGACAGCCTGCACGCGCTGCCCGACGGTCTGGTCGGCAAGGCCCTGCCCGACGTGCTGCTGCCGTACCAGGGCGACCTGCTTGCGGCGACGGCTGTCAATCGCGTCACGGTGGTCGAGAAGTCGCGGCGCACCGGCATCACCTGGGCGCTCGGCGCCGACGGTGTGCTCACGAGCGCGGCAGCCAAATCCGCCGGCGGCATGGACACGCTCTATATCGGCTACAACCTGGAGATGGCCCGCGAGTTCGTCGACGTTGCGGCGATGTGGGCGCGCGCTTTCGATCAGGTGGCCAGCGAGGTCGAGGCCACGATCTTCGATGACGGCGAAAGCGACATCAAGGCGTTTCGCATCACCTTCGCCTCCGGCTTCGAGATCCTCGCGCTCAGTTCCAAGCCGCGCTCGCTGCGCGGCCGCCAGGGCTATGTCATCATCGACGAGGCCGCCTTCCATGACGATCTGCCCGCGCTCATGAAGGCCGCGCTGGCGCTGCTGATCTGGGGCGGCAAGGTCTGTATCTGCTCGACCCATGAGGGCGACGACAACCCCTTCAACACGCTGGTGCAGGATGTGCGCGCCGGGCGCCGGCCTTACGCGCTGCTGCGGCTGGATTTCGACGAGGCGCTGCGCCAGGGGCTTTACCAGCGCATCTGCCTGGCCACGGGGCAGACCTGGACGCCGGAGGCCGAGGCCGAATGGCGCGCCGGCGTGATCGCCGATTACGGCGAGGACGCCGACGAGGAGCTGTTCTGTATTCCCGCGCGCGGCAAGGGCGCCTATATCCCGGCTCCGCTGATCGAGGCGCGCATGGCCGATGCGCCTGTGCTGCGCTGGCAAATGCCGGACAGCTTTGCCGAGTGGCCCGAACACCTGCGCGAGGCGGAAGCGCGCGACTGGTGTGAGGCCCATTTGAAGCCGCTTTTGGAGACGCTCAATCCGCAATTGCTGAGCGCCTTCGGCGAGGACTTCGGGCGCGTCTGCGACCTCACGGTGATCTGGCCCTACCAGATCGCGCCCGACATGCGCCGGCTCACTCCGTTCGTCGTCGAGCTGTTCAACATTCCCTTCGAGCAGCAGCGCCAGGTGCTGTTCTACGTCGTGGATCGGCTGCCGCGGTTTTACGCCGGGGCGATGGACGCCACCGGCAACGGCGCCTGGCTCGCGGAGGTCGCCGCTCAGAAATACGGCATGACCCGCGTCGAGCAGGTCAAGCTGTCGCCGGAGTTCTATCGCGAGCACATGCCGCGCTTCAAGGCGGCCTTTGAGGATGATGCCATTACGATCCCGCGCGACAGCGACGTCATGGGCGATCTGCGGCTCCTCAAGAATATCGATGGGGTGGGGCGCATCCCGCCGGTGGAGCGCACGCGCGGGCGTGACAACAAGAAGCGCCACGGCGACGCGGCGATTGCCGCCTTCCTTGGGTATTACGCCACCACCGTCCATCCGGTTGAATATGACTATCTTGCCGCCGGCGCGGCCGATCCGGTCGCGCTGCGCCGCGGCGAGGACGTGATCGAGCGCCCGGTGCGGCTCACCGCCGGCTTCGGCGTCAGAAAAGGGGTGCTGTGATGGATAGCGCGATCCTCGGCGCGGATGGCCGGCCTTTGAAGAAGCGCCCGCTGAAACGGGAGGTCGCCACCCCGGAAATCGCCGGCGTGCGCTCGCTGATGCAGGACGCTGTCGCGCCCGGCCTGACCCCGGCGCGGCTGGCCCAGATCCTGCGCTCCGCCGAAGAAGGGGAGCCGCGCGATTACCTGACGCTCGCAGAGGAGATGGAGGAGCGCGAGTTCCACTACATCTCCGTGCTCGGCACCCGCAAACGCGCGCTGCAGGGGCTCGACATCCAGGTCGAGGAGGTCGGCGAGGACGCCGCCGGCCAGGAGATTGCCGAGGCTGTTCGCGATCTCGTCGAGCGCCCGGCGGTCGTCGACCTGATCGGCGATCTGGCTGATGCCATCGGCAAGGGCTTTGCCGTCGCCGAGATCCTCTGGCACACCGACAAGGCGCGCTGGACCCCGGTGGAGTTCTTGCACCGCGACCCGCGCTTCTTTGTGTTCGACCGCCTCACCCGCAGGCAAATCCGCCTCGCCGAGGACGGTTTTCCCGAAGGCAAAATCCTGCCGGACTACAAGTTCATCCGCCATGTGCCTCGCCTCAAATCGGGCGTGCCGATCCGCGGCGGCCTGGCCAAGCCCGCCGCCTGGGCCTTCATCTTCAAATCCTACACGCTCAAGGACTGGGCCGCCTTCGCCGAGGTCTACGGCATGCCGGTGCGGGTCGGCAAATACGGACCGTCGGCAAGCGAGGACGACAAGCGCAAGCTGCTCCACGCGGTGCGCAACATCGGGACCGACGCCGCCGCGGTGATCCCGGAAAGCATGATGATCGAGTTCATCGAGGCGGGAAAAGGCGTGGCCACCTCCTCCAGCTCGGTGTTCGGCGAGCTGGCCGATTATCTCGACAAGCAGGTCTCCAAGCTCGTTCTCGGCCAGACCATGACCTCTGATGCCGGTGGCTCGCTGGCCCAGGCGAAGGTCCATGAGGAAGTGCGCATGGACGTGCTCGCCGCCGATGCCCGCCAGCTTGAGACGACCATCAACCGCGACCTGATCCGGCCCTTTGTCGACCTGAACTTCGGGCCGCAAAAGGCGTATCCGCGCATGACCCTGCCGGTCGCCGAGCCGGAGGACGTCAAGACGCTGGCCGACACCCTGTCGAAGCTTGTGCCGCTGGGCGTGCGCATCGAGGAAGGTGAGATCCGCGACCGCATCGGCTTCCGCCAGCCCGAGGAAGGCGCGAATGTGCTCGGCTCCGGCGGCGTCGCGCCGTTCCGCGCCAATCCGGCCCCTGTGCCGGCGCAAGACCAGGACAGCGGTGAAGAGAATGCGCCGCGCGCCGCCAACCGCGCCGAAGGCTGCTGCGCCCCCGCGCGCAACGCCGCCCAGGATGTCGAGGACGAGCTTGACGCGCTTGAGGGCGAGGCGCTCGACGACTGGGAGGGGGTCGTCGATCCCGTGCTCGCGCCGATCCGACGCGCCGCCAGCGAAGCGAATAGCTTCGAGGATTTCTTGGGGCGCCTGACCGGACTGTTTCCGGAGATGGACGCTGGCCCCCTTACCGAAAAACTCGCCCGCAACACCGCAATCGCGAAAGGACTTGGAGATGCTGGAGAGCCTCAATCTGCCTGACGTCAACCTGATGGAGAACATCACCACGGCGCTGGCCGCCATTGCCGGCTTTGCGCTCGCGTTCGGCCAGCGCATCTGGTCGGCGCTCAAGACGGGGCTTGCCCGGATCGGCAGGCCGTTCTCGGGGCTTTGGCTGCGACTGCGGATTATGGTCGCGTCCAAGCGGCTTTACGACCATCTCTACGCCGTGCTCGCGGCC